ACTCACTAAACTACTAAGATGATTTTCCCATTTAGTTTCATGAAGACGGGTGGCTATGATGCCGATGCTCAGGCATTCTTTGATAGAGTGACTACTGCGGGTGGGACACTATCCACCACAGAAAAGAACGCAACCAATCAACTGGTCTTAGACATGAAGGCCGCGGGTATCTGGTCAGCCATGCGTGCCGTGTATCCCATGGTTGGGGCAAGTGCGGCAGCGTGTGCACAGAACTTAAAGAGTGCAAGTTTTACGGGTAGTTTTTCAAGTGGTTGGACTTTTGCAAGTACGGGGGTAACGCCAAATGGCACGAGTGCGTATATGGATACTAATTTAACGCCTAGCGTTTCTTTATCGGCAAACAATATAAATTTATCCTATTATTCACGAACAAACTCAGCCGTTGGCAGTTCTACATCTATGGGAGCAGATAGTTTTCCAAATGAATATTGTAGATTAATTATTCGTAGAACTGGCGACCAAGGTTTTAACTTAATAGGAAATACAACCAAAGGATTATCTATATTCCCAGTTACGGATTCAAGAGGATTATTTATGGCAAATGCTCCAAACTCTACAACACGAGATTTGTATAAAAATGGTTCAGCAGTTACTCCAACTTCTCAAAGTGCATTAGGTACAAATGGATTATCAACAACAACTATTTATATTGGCGCTTTGCACGCTACAGCAGCCGCAGAATTTGATAACAAAGAATGTGGATTTAGTTCTATAGGTGATGGTCTAACGGGAACCGAAGCATCTAACTTCTACACCGCAGTACAAGCGTTTCAAACAACCCTTTCAAGACAAGTATAATGATAGGATACATTTGCACACCCGAACAAAAGGATTTGATACAAGGGCAGTATTACACGCCTTATCAATTTTTTAATTGCGTTCAAGATATTAATGGCGTTTGGTTTTTGTTCCTTAGCGATGAGGACAAACCCGAAGTTGCAATAACCGAATACGCTTGGGTTTTAGATTTACCCGAAGCCGAATACATCCCACCACCACCACCACCATTCCCACCTACTGAATAATGCAACACAGCGAATGGGCAACACCCACAAATGAAGAAGTGCGTGAGTTGGAATACACACAACTTGAAGAAAACAACGGCAACGGAAAGGGCAACGGAAACGGCAACAATTCTGTACCCATCAATGGCGGTATGTGGATTGTTCTATTCGCAGTGATTATCTTTGGACTATGGAAGCAATACCGTATATCACGACACTCTACATCGGAATCTTAATAGGTTATCACATACACCGTAAAAAATGTAAATACAAATGAAGAACTTTAATGATACAACGGCAACGATATACACCGCGATAAGTGGTTCAAGTGCAATAATAGCAATAACTGCAATACAACCTATTATCACTTTTATCGTGGGTCTTCTAGGTATTGTGAGTGGAGTTCTTGCTTGTGTGTACTACATTAAAAAGTTGCGTCGCTAATGTCTAAGGTAAAAGAGACAAAGTGGTCACCAAAGGCGAAGAACAAACTTCGTCGACACACTAAGCACGTCAACAAACATAAAAGCGCGAAGGCGTATAAGGGTCAAGGCAAATGATAGATAGAATCTTTAAGAATTGGAAAACAACTGCACTCGGAATCGGTGTGATAATTGCCTCGTTTGTACTTGTATTCTACGAGAAAACAACATTAAGCGAGGTTTCTGTATTCTTAGGTGGTGGTTTTATGATGTTATTTATCAAAGACAAAAAAGAATAATTGCTATTTAGATATAATGAACTTCGAAAGACTTCAATTTCACGAGAATAAATTGCCCACATTTAAGGAAAATAAGGCAAAGGACATCTATAATTTCGGTGATGACAATATGTACCCCGACTTGTTGGTAGATTTGTTCTCTAAATCTCCAAAACATAACGCGATTGTATCGTCAAAAGCATCATATGTTGCAGGTGTAGGAACTGCAATTGTAGGAGAAAATACACAAGACATTGCAAAAGCAGAAGCAAAACTAAAATCTATCAACGCTTATGAGTCATATGAAGAAGTCAAACAGAAGATATCCTATGACCTTGAGTTATTTAATGGCTTTGCAATTGAGGTCATTTGGAACAAGGCAAAGACCGCAATTTCCGAACTATATCACTTGCCTTTCAAGAATGTTCGTGTTGGCTTGGACGATTGCTATTATTATAGTGAAGATTGGTCGTCTCGTAAAGAAGAAGTAATTCACTACGAACCATTCAACGAGAACACTCGTGAATCAAAGCAGTTGTTTTATTACAAGATGTATCGCCCCGGTCAAGGCATTTATCCACTACCCGACTATGTAGGTGCTTTGAAATACATCGAGATTGATACTGAGATTTCTAATTGGCATTTGAACTCTATCAAAAATGGCTTCTCGGCTCAAACTTTGATACAAATGTTCAAGGGTGTACCTACGCCCGAAGAAGCACGTAAGGCACGTAAGAGATTTAAAGACTCCTATCAAGGTACAGACAATGCCGGTGGTTTGATATTGATGTACAACGAAGCCAATGAGCGCGAATCGATTGTATCGAACATTCAACCTAGCGATTTTGACAAGCAGTTTGACATCTTAAATAAAACAGTACAACAAGAGATATTTGTAGGTCACAAAATCAACTCTCCAATGTTGTTCGGTGTACGTGTTGAGGGTCAACTTGGCGGTCGTAGCGAACTCATCGAAGCATATGAGATGTTCCAACAAGCATATGTTGAACCGCGTCAAGGTAAAATGGACGAGCAGTTAACCTATTTGTTCTCTTTCATTTCTCCTGTTAAACTTGAGACCATCAACAAGCCACCTTTGGGTCTTGACTACTTAGACTTGTACACTCGTAACTTGATATCAAATGAAGAGGCTCGTAAGGAGTTAGGATTGCCCGAACTTTCTACCGTGAAGATTCAATCAAACTTAAACGACGCAATCAACTCTTTGAGTCCTTTAGTTGCGAACAACGTATTGTCGAACATGACAATCAACGAGAAGCGTCAACTTGCAGGTTTACCACCTATCGCAAACGGAGACTCTCTAGAAGGTGCATCACCTGTTGCATTATCTAAACAAAACCCTTTTGGATGGGATGACGAGCGTGACTTAAAAGTGTTTGCTCAGTTTGGAGAAGATGCAAGTTTATTTGAGCAAGTAGATATGTCTTTTGCAAGTGAGATTGAGAAGTCGATTCTTGCCACTATCAAAGAGAACAAAGGTATCTCAATTGGTGAAGTTGTTAACATCGTAAATGCTGACTTGTTAAAAGTGTCTCAAGCAATAGACAACTTGAATAAGACAGGAATGATTCAACCAATCGAAGGTGGTTTGACAATCACTGAAACCGGTTTGAATGAGATTGCCGATATCCCTACGGAATTACTAGTAAGATATAAATACGAGAAAGCGCCGGGTATTAAAGGCGATATATTGATAGATACATCTCGCCAATTTTGTCAAAACGTAGTAGGTGCAAATCGTGTGTATTCAAAAGATGACATCAACGCTATGAGCGCGATTCTAGGTTATGACGTATGGAAGCGTCGTGGTGGTTGGTATACTATCCCCGATTCATCTCCGGCCGTGCATCGTCCGTCTTGCCGTCACATTTGGGCATCAAAAGTAGTAAGAAGAAGAAAATGACAAACTTTGTATACTTCGTTTCGACAACGTATTTGAAAGACAATACGCCTATCAACGAGAATGTTGATGACAAACTCCTTAAAAATGCAATCAAAGAGAGTCAAGAGATATACATTCGTGACATTATTGGAAGTGGTATCTACAACGAACTACAAACACAAGCATTTGCAGGAACACTCACCGCGCTCAATACAACTCTTCTAGACACTTATGTTGCGCCTTGCTTGAAGTACTATACTTTGTGCGAAGCAATGCTTCCTATGACGTTTAAATTGATGAATAAGAGTGTTGCAAGTAGAGAGAGTGATAACGCTAGAGCGATAAATGTAGATGAGTTGACTTTGCTTGAGAATAGATATCGTGATAAAGCAGAGTACTACGCCAATCGTTTGAGAGATTACTTGCGTGAATACACAAATGACTATCCTTTGTTCTTAAACCCCGGCTCTACGTTTGATACAATACGCCCACAAAGCACTACTTTTGTAGGCGGTATATATTTACCAACAGATTACGACGATTGTTTTTGGAACTATGACTACCCAAGCGACGAGAAATAATAAGTGGCAAAAAAATAACGAAGCAAAACTTATTAAGTTTTTGAAGAATGACTCTAAATCAAATCATACAAAAAATACAAACTCAAGTCGAAAGTCATAAGATGGTCGGCAAGTTTGCCGTCGGTGCAGAGTACAATCTTGCCGTCGATGAAGTCAAGTTTTACCCTTTGGTATGGCTTGTACCGGATGGTTTTGATTTAGCCACAGGAGAAAACAATAGGTACGTGAACTATCGCTTTGCCTTGTTAGTTTTTGATAGGGTATTCGAGAGTGAGTCGAATACGATAGAAGTTTTAAGCGATACTGCGCAGATTATTATCGATATAATGGCGCTAATCGATTACAACTATAACAATAATAGTGATTTTCAACTCGTGGTAAGTAGCACCGCAGAGCCTTTTTATGACGCAAAAACAGACATTGTCGCAGGTTATGGCATCCAATTCCAAATTTCTACTCCTTACTTGGCTGACGCTTGCGTTGTACCTGTGTAGTGTCGTGTATGCGTTCTTTACTTTCGAGCCAATTGAAAGAGAACCGCTATACATTGAGACTACTTCGTACTATGAAGACACTATAGAAAAAGTGCGATTCAAGAAACAACTTGTTCGTGATTCTATTTATATGTATGATACGATGTATGTTGATACTTTTTCTCGTACTAGCGATGGACTCAAACGCGCAATCAATTTGCATCGACACATCGACTCTATCACAAGCGAATCACTATCTCGTTAAAGGCGCAATTGCTAGACGCAAAGTAATTCAATACGACAAGTTGTTAAAACTCGATTCTATCGAAATCGCTCAACTTGACTCTATACGAACCATTCAAGCACGAACTATACAAGTGACACAAAAAGAAATTGAGTTGCTTAAATCGCACGAAACCACACTCAAATCAACTATTCGATTGTGGCAATCTCTCTCACTAGTTGCGTTTGTACTTGGTATACTCTTATGAAGAAAAACAACGTTATTCGAATTGAAAAAAATTGGGAAGAAACAAAGGTACTTTTAATCTCTGATTTGCATTGGGACAATCCAAAATGCGATAGACAACTTTTAAAGAAGCACCTAGACGAAGCGTTGAAAGGAAATCACGATGTATTAATCAACGGTGATTTATTCTGCTTAATGCAAGGAGCGTATGACCCTCGCAAATCAAAGAGCGATATTCGAGAAGAGCATAACGTCGCTAACTATTTTGACGCAATTGTGAACACTGCGGTCGAATGGTTCGCGCCTTATGCACATCTTATCAAGTTTATCGGTTATGGCAATCACGAAACTTCAATCTTGAAGCGTCAAGAGACCGATATTATTGAACGATTTGTGACTCTTTTGAACTACAAATGTGAATCAAACGTTCGAGTAGGTGGCTATGGTGGATGGGTTCGTATTCACTTTGCAGACGGAGTGAATAGTAAATCATTTAATATCAAGTATATGCACGGTTTTGGTGGAGGTGGAGCAGTGACTCGAGGTACAATTCAGCATAACAGAATGAGTGTGAACGTCGAGGGGGCTGACGCAATTTGGATGGGTCACGTTCACGAAGACTACGAGATGACTTACACGGTAGAGTTTCTGTCAAATCAAGATACGGTACTACAACGCGATATCTTAATGATTCGTACAAGTGCTTACAAAGAAGAGTACGGTGACGGCTCAAAAGGTTGGCATATTGAACGAGGCGCATCTCCTAAACCTATCGGCGGTCGTTGGTTGATATTGAAACCCTATCGAGGCAAAAACGAAACTAGACAAATTCAAGCATACACACACAAAACGCTATGATAATAAGAGTCGACATTGTACACGAAGAAAGGAATCAAGAAGGGTTTCAAGAACTAGGTATCGAGCCGGAGATAATCGAGTACGTTGAAGAGGGATTTATTGATACCGACCAACTTGTCGCTATTAGTGCGTATCACGAACACACACAACTCTTTTTGCGTGGCGCACATTCATTGATAATTGAAGAAGATTTTGATACTTTTGCTACACGATGGAAAAAGACGCAATAAACCCCAACCACTACAAGACAGGAGATGTCGAAGCAATAGAAGCAATCAAAGCATCTATGACACAAGAAGCGTTTTACGGATATCTGAAAGGCAACGTCTTGAAATATGTGTGGAGATTTGAGAAAAAGAATCGTCTAGAAGATTTAAAAAAAGCAAATTGGTACTTAACACGACTCACAAATGAATATCAAACAAACTCCGTTCAAGGGCTATAACGCACAAGATACACCGAAGTCTCAAATCTACTTGCATCATACCGCAGGTGGCGCAGATGCGACGTCTACTTTTAAGTTTTGGGAAGCAGACGCAGTCAATGTCGCTACTTGTGTGGCCATCTCTCGGGATGGTCAAATCGTACAAGGTTTTGATTCAAAGTATTGGGCGTTTCACTTAGGTTTGAAATCAACTCATTTCAAAGGTTTGCCGTATATCAATCTAGATAAATGTTCTATTGGGATTGAAATTTGTAATTGGGGGTACTTGGTTCAAAAAGGAACTAAATTCTATAACTATGTAGGCAAAGAGGTAAAAGACGTGTGTAAACTAGATACACCTTACAAGGGCTATCAATACTTTGAGAACTATACTACACAACAAATCGAAAGCGTGAGAGAGTTGCTCTTGCTATGGCGCAATAAATACGCAATCGACTTGACCTATAACGAAGATATTTGGCAAGTAACGAAGAGAGCATTGAGTGGCAAGAATGGTGTCTTCACTCACAACTCAGTACGTCAAGACAAGATAGATGTTTATCCACACCCACAACTAATCGCGATGCTCAATGACCTTTGATGAATTTCTAAACGGATTAGGAGAGCGAGCAGACTCTTTCGTAACTCAAGGAGATAGTGAGTTGAATCAAATCATTGCAAATTTTTGGTCTAAGGTTACTGGAGATTTACAAACAGAACTCGACAAGCCAAAGCGAAGAGGGAAGTTCACCTACGACTCGAACGCTAGTGGACAGTTGAGACAATCAATCAAGCCTCTTGAAACTACGAGAACGCCTACTTCATTGACTATGCGTTTAGGAATGGAAGACTACGCCATATTTGTAGACGAAGGTAGAAAGAGAGGTAAGAGACCACCGGTGAGCGCTATTGAAAAATGGCTTCTAGAGAAAGGGATTCAAACACGTACAACAAAAGACCAAGACCCTAATGTAACTCGTAGAAACAAAGCGCAAGCAATCGCAAACGCAATAGGTCGTCGTGGCATCAAGGGAACAAAATTCATACGTAATGTGTGGAACGCTCAACTTCTTGATGGCATAAGTAATGAACTTGCTACCAAATTAGGAAACCGTATTTTCTCGGTAGATATAAAATAATTTTTCATTATTGTTTTCTTATTGAAAGATTTGTTGTACTTTTGTGGAGTATGACAAACATAGAAGAAATTCAAAACGAGTTAAGAGGTAAGCGTTATCACGGCTTACAAAAGACGATTCAAGAAAGAACCGGTCTATCACTACCTACTATTAGAAAGTATCTCAACGGTGATGTGTATCACCCAACCGCGGTCAAGGTATTTAAGACCGCAAAAGAAATCATTGAACAAATCGAAAACTAATATGAACAAATCAGAATCAATCAAGAACATCGCTACTGCATTGGTAAAATTCCAAGCGTCAGTAAGCAAGGTATCAAAGGAAGCGAACAATCCTTTTTTTAAATCTAAGTACGCATCACTTGCGAACATCTTAGACACCATTCAAAAACCATTAAGTGAGTGTGGTTTGGCTTTTACTCAACTACCGGACGACGACTCTTTGACAACTATTCTCATTCATAGTGAGAGTGGTGAGTGGATTGAAGCGTCGTATAAGATGCCGGTCGCTAAACAGAATGACCCTCAAGCGATGGGTTCAGCAATCACTTACGCACGTCGCTACGCTCTAGGTGCAATCTTAGGTCTAAACATCGACGACGATGACGATGGAGAGAAAGCGATGGGTCGTACACCTCAGAAGGAAACGTTGACTCCTAAACACCCAAATTGGGCTAAAGCGTTAGAACACATTCAACGTGGCGGTAAAATTAGCGACATCACTCAAAAGTACACAGTGAGTGAAGTTGACTACAAATTGTTGTCTAGTGTTAAATGACTCTTAGAAAATGGTTTTACATACGCAAAATGAAGAGCAATGGCTCGAAGCACGTAAACACAAATTCACCGCATCACAGATTCACAAACTCATGGGTACTCCGAGAAATAAATCGGAGTACTTGAGTGAGACTGCGAAGAGTTTCATCTATGAGAAAGGCGCTGAGATTCTCACAAACCAAAGAAACGAAATCTATGGTCGCGCTTTAGATTGGGGTAAAGAACACGAGAAGCAAGCGTATGAATCGTTTGACCCTTTCAACTCTCTCGCTACTTACTACGGAGGTGAGACGTTTGTCTTTATCGAGTATGGTGACTTTGGTGGCTATTCTCCCGACGCTCTAGGTGAAGACTTTATCGTTGAGATTAAATGCCCATTCAATAGCGGTATTCATTTACGAAACTTCTCAATCAAAACAAACGAAGACTTAAAGTCTCAGCATAGCGAGTACTATTGGCAAGTTCAAATGGGCATGATTGCTACTGCTTGTGACAATGCGTTCTTTGTTTCGTATGACCCGAGGATGCCCGACTCACACAAGAAGCACGTAGTGAATATCACGCTTGACGACGTAAAAGACTTGATTGATGAGAAGTTATACTACGCAGGTCATATGTTGAGAAATGTCATAGAATTGCAATAAAACAAAATAAATAGAAAAAAAAGTTTTCGAGTGTATTGCATATATGAAAAAAAGGTTGTTAGTTTGAATCACTATGAAAGACAAAGCAATTATTAATCGCAACGAAACCTTCGGAACATTAAACGGAGTAATCACCAAAAATTCAGAAATCTTGTCACTTGTTAACAAGCACATCAAACAAGGAACTGCAAAGAAATTAGTTGACAATGATGAAACATTGA